CTCCTCAAAATCACCATTAAGTACTAATTCAGGGTCAGTAATACTCTGCATATCTTGTACTAAACCATCAGAGTTTATTCTTGTAGCACTACTTGCTCTATCGAAGTCAAAGTCTGATGATACATCTACTACTGATATGTTGTCTATTGCGCCTGAAAATCCACTCCCCTTTAGTAATTCAAATTCATTAATGTCATAAGTGCCAAAAACTGTATGTTCTCCGTTTGTATTTATATTAGCAGAAGTCGTAGAACCAAAATCTACAATAACTGCACCACTACCACCATAATCTGATAATGTAAAAGTTACTTTACAAGTTTTGCCACTTAGATTAGATATTGATTGCTCTAGTTTAGATGTTGAGCCTGAAACTGCAATAACTTTACCATCACTAATAGACCAACCTGTACCTTTTGTCCAATTACTATCTGTATCAAACGTGCCATTAGTTACAAGTTCATCACCTGTATAAGTCTTTACAGAGTGTACCCTTGCATTACTTGTTGCAGTAGGAGTAAGTAGTATAGATGCTTTGTCTAAAAGCTCGTAGTTGTCTATATCTTTAACAACAGCCTTGCTATCAGTATTGTTCTCACTATACTCTGCACGACCTCTTAGAGTGGACATAAGAGCTTCTATAACACCACCTAGTATTCTTTTACCTACACTTATTGCTAATCCTAATCCTAACATATATTACTCTGTATATACTACTTCCATAGTAGCGTTAAACCTTGCTGTTGTTGAACTTGTATCTCCTGCTGATATAGTAACTATGATAATATCTCCTGCTGAGAATGATTGAGTGCTACCCAAACCACCTGCTGCAAATACATCTGTTGTTGTAGTTCCTCCACCAACTTCACTAGCTGTACTACCTAATTGTGTAAGGTCAATAGCTGCTGCACTTTCATCAACAGGAGTTCCCTTATAAATCTTAAAGTTTAAAGTCTTACCGCTTGTTGCAGCTACAACACCACCAAAAGCATTGATGTAACCATCTCTAAGGCAATATAGCTGCGCTTGTGCAACAGCATCTTGTGCATCAGCAGTAGCATCAGTAACCACCGTATTCCAAACATGAGTAGAGTTACCCGAATATGTTGGTGCTAATTCATCTGTCGTTGTTACAGCAGATAAAAAACCATTAACCCTAACAAAATGAGTTCTTCTAAGGTTGTCATCCGCCCAAGTCAAAGCATCACTACCATCCTTTGTTAAGACGGTATTAGATGCTGCTGTACTAAAGTCCTTTGGAACGTGAAGCTGTGAGTTATCTAAACTACTATGTTCGTTACTAGCCATACTACGCTGTGTATCCTATGCAAATTCCACTTGTCAATGTAATTGCTGTAACCTTTCCTAAGAATAATGTAGTTCCCGCAGGTAAAGTCGTTTGCAAAGCAGTTTCACCACTACATTCGTTAGCAGCAATACTAGCTATAACACTCTCCACAGGGAAGTGTAAGCAGTAAAAACTTTTACCTGTTTGTGCAGCAGTAGTAAATACCTCAACATCACCACTAGGTGAATGACCTACCATTCGCATTAACGATACATTATCATCTAAAAATCCTGTTGCCATTTTATATTATTTTATTTGTTTCTATCGTATGCCCAATTCTTTAAAGCAATATAATTCTTGGAGTAAGGGCATTCTTCACTCACATTCTTGCCTTGTGGTTGTTTCTTTGCTCTTGCTATATATGCAATAGCCTTTCTTGCTTCAGTAGCATTTGCAGATGTCCAATCCGCTTTCTTCTTTGACAACAAAGTAAGGTTTCTGTTTATAGCAGTTCTGCCTATACTAGCCTTCTTGCTACACTCACTCTCTGACCATCTATTTAGCTCAGAGTAGCTCATATTAACGGAAGCCTTATACTCTGTATATGTTTCATCTATCTCCTCTTGAGAGAAAGCATTTTTAGTTTCCTTTAGCTCTGATATAAGCTCACCTGCCATCTCATTGATTAAATCCAATAAGTCAGTTTGATTTGCATCATAAGCATCACCATCATGTTCCTTACCGCACATCCAAGAGCCATCAGGCATTTGGTGTTCGTATCCGTCAGGGCACTCTTTATTCTCTCTAAATACGTTTTCTTCTTCCTTCATTAGTAGAATATTATTCCGTTCATCTTACTAGCTATGTCAGTATCAGGCATTGAGCTATCACCATCCTTACCATACAAAGGAAAACTTCCTACTTGGTCTTGATGCGTGATGTGTGCAATCATATCATCAAGCAATACCTTTGCCTTTCTGAATGTGTCGCTTTTCATTTGATTGAATTGCTCTACGTTTGCAGGTGTACTAAAATCGGATGAGTTAACTACTAACCCTGCCGATGTCGTATTGTATTGTATCTCATTCATTACCTCGAATCTAACAAACCAACATAGAGCAGGTTTAAGATAGTATTGCAAAAGTATTGAGTTAGGCGATGTAAGCGTTCCTGTACTGTCGTGCTGTGTCTTTAACTCCTCATAGAAGTCCAATCCAAGCTCAGGCTTGATGTGTGCAAGTTCAGCAATTTCAAGGATAGTATCGCTAATCAAAGCTGTATCTGTTGCTTGATTGGTAAACGCATTAGATATTACCTCTGAAGGTGTTACGAACTTATCAAATTGTCTTACATTACTCATCTATCTCTGTGTTTATTTCGTTAGCACCTTTTCTGTCTATAATAAGCAAATCGCCACCATCTATTGTAGGCAGGTCTTTGTTAAGCATTGCTCTCTGTTCGTTGATAGTCAATACTTGCTTAGGGTCAATGTCCGCTAGGAATGAGATAGGTGGTTCGTAAGCTACCGTAAGGTCACTTGTATCTATCCCCATCTCTGCATTGATAACCCTTTTTATTGGGTCTAGTAAGATGTTAGTAGTATCTCTAATAACAGTTGACATAGCTAAGTCATAAGCTATTCTAATCTCACTACCCGTATTGTTCATCTTACCCGATGATACGATACCACTCAAGGCAGGTTGCCATCTGTGAGCAGTAATTATGTTTTGGTCGGTTAACTTCTGTAAATCTAAGAAGTCACCATCTTCCTTGTTGGATATAATCTGAACATCAGTTCCTCGACTATCCTCTCCGTTCTTTACAAGGAATAATATCTTTGAGTTGTTACCACTACCCGTTAGCGTTTCTTTAGCAGTTTCAACAAACTTTTCGGCTTCTGATTCGCCAAAATCGCCATTAACGGTAACAATAGCGGAAGGACTAAATCCATTCTTAAATGATGTATGATTGAATTTACCAATCTCATAGTCTATTGCTATGTGTTCTAATGCAGCTACATAGTCAGGCAATCCGTAAAAGTTAAATGTACTTTCGTAGTCCTTGTAGTGTATAATAAAACTGCTGTTAGAAATCTGTGGGTAGATTGGTATTCTTTGAGTTTTCTCTTTGTTCTTTCGATAGTTTGCCCAATCAGGATTGAAATAGACATACTTCTTGTTTTTAGAAACCCTAGCTGTTGAAGCATCTTTGTGATAGAAGTTAACACCACCATCATATACAACGCCCTCTAAGAAAGCGTTACCGTATGTATAGTAATCATCAGCAAGTTTCTTAAAGCAGTCCTTTAGGCTCTCTCCGTTAGCGTTTACATCCTCTATGAAGTTACCTAGAGCTTCATTATCAGTAATAAAACCACCACCCGTAGTGAATGTAGTTTTCTGTGCTAATACAGACCTGTGTGTAGAAGATTGTCTTTTTAGTTCAGATAAGTATTGAGGAAACAAGTTATCCTTACCAAAAGGGATAAAGTCCTCTCTTAATCTGTCTAAATCCTTAACCTCAGTATCTACCGTAGGAGTAGATAGGTTAACAAAAGCATACTTAGTATTAAAACTACTCTTTGTCGGAGTTGTCTTTACTTGATTCTTCTTTTGCTTTTGCTTTGGTTTTCTTTGGTTTTGCATCTTCTTTGCTTACAAAATTAGTAAATCCCAAGTCATAAACCTTTTTAAGTTCTGATTGGGTTGCTTTAGACCAACTTACTTTGAAACCATCAAAGAATGTCGTTCCTTTGTTTAATTTAGATTTATACATATTGCAAGTATAATAAAAAAAGAAGGAAAGGGCAAATCGCCCTAACCATTCCTTTTTAGTTAATTTACGATAAAGTCATTGTTCCTGCTGCTGTGTCAAGAGTAAGAGTGTTAGCAGATACTCTTGGAAGTTCACCTGACATACAAGTGATAGTAACTGTTACACCATTCTCATCACCTAGAGCAGCACCCGTTCCACCTTCGATAGATGAAAGAGTAGCAAACATCTGAATATTACCTAGAGTAGAATCTTCTAAACCATACGCTTCAGAAAGACCAATGCAGTATTTGTTTCCGTCATACCCTTGAGCAACAACAACAATGTGTTCGTTTCTCATTGATTCTAAAGCTCTTAGGTGAGCAGAAGAACAGTTAGGTACATAGAAAGAAACGCTATGCTCAAATGTAATTGTTCCACCTTCTTTTGAACCACTCGTAGATAAAGAACCCGTACCTTGTTTAAGGTCAAACAATTCTAAAGCAGAAGCAGCAGTATAAGAAACAGTATGAGCATCTGTGTTATCAAATGTTACAGCAGAAGCACCTGAAACAAGACCGATACCTACATATTGTAGTCCGCCTCTTCTTTCTAAGTCGCTGTGTGCTATACTTAAATTTTCTATTGCCATTTTATTATTATATTAAAAGTTAAAAATTAAGGGGGAGTATTTCATCCCCCATTAATTAAATTGAATTATACTGCGATTGCATTAGGAGTATAATATACAGCTAGTTTAGCATCTTTCAATGCACAACCTACCATATAAGCAACTCTGAAACGATACGCTTTGTTATCCATAGAGTACCATTGCTCTACTGAGTTCTCATCGAAGTCAGTACCTACAACAAAAGCATTTTGTGTAGTTAATAAAGCTCTGTGAGTTTCATTAGCAGAAGTACAACCACCGATTTCTGAAGCATCAGAAGCGATTGCTACATCCCAATCTCTACGAACGATGATAGGAATACCTCTGTAAGTTAACTGAGGAACACCATTTACCAACGCACCATAACCTGCCGCTGCAAAGTTAGAAGATTCTAAAGTTGATGCCATATAGTCATCAGCAATATCACCTGATACAAAGAAAACGTGGTTTCCTGCTTCTAACAACTCAGGAGAAGCTGAATCGTAAAGACCTTGCATAATTTTAAGACCATTACCTGCTACTAAGATAGCATCATCAGCTTGTGTAGTAAGACCTGCATACTCTCTTGTTAATGCTGTTGCACCTGCTTCACGAGCAGCTTGGAAGATACCATCATAGATACCATAGTGAGCATCATCTTCAGCAACATCCGACAACCATAGTTGACGATTGAAGTCAGCTTTTACACCTTGTCCGATTAAGTCAAGAAGGATATTCTTAACAACAGAACCATCAACATTGTCGAACTCGTGTCCGTCACGCATTAACTGACCTTTCATCTTATTGAAAAGCTCGTTTGCTCTAAACTCAATTTCAGCTTCTACACGAGAAGGAGTAATTGTGATTGTAGCACCTTGGTCTGCATCAGCTTCAGCAGAAAAAGCACCGTTTGTGAAAGCCTTTGTAATCTTTCCTAGTTGATTGAATTTGTCAATCACAGTAGTACCTTTAATGTTAGGTAGTACTTCCATATATTGCATATAATCCTGACCCATAAAGATAGGTTGGATGATTGCTCTGTTTACATCATACTGCTCAACAGTAGGTAAACTTGTTAATTGTAAAGCCATATTATATTATTTATTAATTATTTTAAAATTGATTTAGCAAAAGCATCCCAAGCGTTAACCACAACATCGTTTTCGTTGATAGATGGGTCGCTTTCTACTTCTACGTTAGTTTCAGTAGCTTCTAATTTAGCTAATTTAGTTTCCATCTCAGATACTTTGTTAGTTAAGTCAGCAATAGTGCTTTCTTTTTCACCAACAAGACCTGCTAATTCTTCTTTTTCTTCACGAAGTGAGTTAGCGTTTTCTTCTAGTTCTTCTAGCTTGTTAACGATAACATCATTGTCAGAAATAGAAAGAGAAACTTCTTCAGCAGGAGTAGAAACATTCTCTCCTTTAACAGCGTTTAAGATTTCTTCTTTAACACCATTGAACCAAGTTTTTAATTCTTCAGTCATTTTAAATGATTTATTATTATTATTTAATTTCAATTTATCATTGACCTCTTTCTCGTTCACGTTAGTAAATTTAGAAAGGTCAAAAGATGCAGCAACTTTCATAGGAGCAGTAATTGTATCTACAAACCCATATTCGATTGCTTCTTCACTTGACAACCAAGTTTCCTTATCCATCATATCCGAAAGCTCCTGCACCGTTAGGTTGGATTTCTTAGAATATATCTCGATAATTTCATTCTTAATCTTATCAAGTAAGTCAGCAGTTTTACGCATATCTCCTGCTTCTCCTGCCGATTGTCCAAATGGGTTGTGTATCATAAAGAATCCATTTTCGGACATCTCTATGTTATCCCCTGCCATTGCTATGACAGTAGATATAGAAGCAGCCAAACCTTCAATCTTTATTTTTACATACCCATTGTGAGAACGTAAAGTGTTGTAAATAGCAAGACCATCAAATACACTACCACCAACTGAGTTGATTCTTAGCGTGATGTCTTTTGTTCCAACAGCCTTTACTTCTTCTATAAAGTTCTTAGCAGATGTTCCGTAGTCACCTATCTCATCATAGATGGATATTTCTACAGCGTTATCTGCTTTGTTTTCTATTGAATACCATTTGTTCATTTTGCAAATTTAATAATTAATGTATCATATCTTTCGCAGAAATGGGGTAATCACCTAATGTTGTAATCTTTATTGAACTTGCGCTTGTGTTTGTAGATTATATTTTGTATGGTTCTCTCTGACACATCGTACTTAATGGATATGTCCATATAAGTGAATGTGTAGTTATTGCCATTAGATTCCAATATCAAATCAAAATCTTTTATTATCATATAATCCCTTAGCTTTCTTGGCTCGATAAGACCTTTCTCTGATAGATGGCTCAGGACATTCTTTATTCCTGCTTCCTCAGAGTATCGTGCCTTCACTTCATTGTATATAAGTTCTATAAACTCATTAACAATATCAGCATCATTCTGTCTTATCATACGCAAATATACTAAAAAGTAGCTTGACTTTCAATAGCAGATATTCTATTCTGCACATCTGTCATATCACTTTCTACGATTACAACTTTAGAACTCCCTATTCCTCCGCTTACTAATTGCTGTGCTGACCTCAACTCTCCACCCATAGCAAACTTCTCTCCACTATTGAGCAAACCACCATCAGCAAACTTAACACCATTGCCATTGTAGCTGTTTATAGCTGATAGCATAGGTCTAAACATACTTGTTGATTTCTTGTTGATAATTGCTTCACCACCTTCTGCTTCGTGTATTCTACCACCAACTCTAAACTTAACACCGCCATTAGCGTGTGAGTTACCTTGAAACATACCGCCTTTTGTAAGACCACCGTCAGCAAAGAACTCTGCTTCACCATCAGATGATGCTTGACCTCCGCCACCTCCGCCTATTAATCCTTTTATATTAGCTATTACAGAAGCTACCTGTGCAGCAGTAGCAGCCATAGCTATAATGTTTTGAGGAAATAAAAGTTTTGATTGTGCAGCAATACCTGAACTTGCATCAGTCAATCCTTTTATGCCTTCAGCAATAGCAGCAGCTTGTGTAATTTTAATTCCTATTGCTCTTATCTTACTATTTTTACCTTCTTGCTCACCAATTTGCATTAATAGCTTACCCGTATCTTTCATTTGCTTGATACGGTCAATCTCTACTTTTTGCTCATCTTTTGATTGCTGCATCTTTGCTTTATGAAGCATATCTGTTAACCTAATTCTTTCGTCAACTGTTAATTTATCAAAAGCTAATGCTTCAGTAAGCGTTTTGATTTGCATTTCTAGCATCTTGTCGTTAAAGTCTTGTTCATTTTTTATTGTGCCATCAATATAATCTTGCTGAAACTTAAACTTCAAATCATTTATAATTTGCAGAGTGCTTTCTACATTTGTAATTTCTGTTGTTGGGTCAATTAACCCAAGACCATCATCATCGCCCGTTAAAGTTGATTCTTTTGGTGTTACCGATGTTGTGGTAGTAGTTACATCTTCAGGCTTAATACCTAACCTATCCATTAGTTTTTTTCTCGCCTCTGTAAGGCTTACCCCTTTTTCAACTTCTCTATTATATTTTTCCTCAGCTTTTGCTAAAAACTTTACAGCATCTTCAACATCTCTAAGCTCTTGTGGTCGACCACCAATATTTTGTTTTCTATAACTTTCTTGTAATTGTGCAATTATATTTTCTCCTTGTTCTATAAGGCTGACATTTTCTTTAATTACAAACCCTTCTGCATCAACAAGTTTGCCCATTAACTCTTCTAATACATCTTCTCTATCAAAAAGTTTTTGTTGCCTGTCGGCTTGTTTTTCTGCCTGTTCTGCTATCTTTTCGTTTTCTCTTTGTAATAGTATTTTATTAGCAAGTTGGTCGTTTACATTTTTTAAAGCTGTTGTTAACTGCTCGTTTGTAGCTTTTTCAGCATCTATATCTTTTAAATAATCAGGGTATAATCTTTTAAGCTCTTTTATTATTTTAACTCTATCTTCTTGAGATGTGTTAGAGCTTTTTAGTTGAATTTCATACTGCCTTAATTTTATCCTGTCTTGCTCAAGCATTTCAGACATTGGAGTTTCTGCTCCTTTAGCGATTATGTTAAAAAATTTAGCTAGTGCATTCATTGTTGATGTTATTGCAGGAGCTATTTTTTCTACTAAAACAATTCTTAATCCATCAAGAGCTGAATTAAACCTTAGCGTAGCACCTTGTAGAGATGCTTGAATAATGTTAGCCATATCTTGTGCTGCACCTGTTGAATTTCTAAATGCTTCTGTCTGACTTTCTATCTTGTCAATATGCTCAATCATAGTAGATATTGCAGCTACCTGCCTTACATCAACAACTTTAAGCATCTTCTCTACATTAACACCCTCATCTCTCATTCTTCTAAATTCCTTAACCATATCCTCTCCTGAGTTTACAGTAAAGCCAATAGACTTAGCTAGGTCAGATGAAGGGTCACCAAGTTTAAGGAATATATTACGAAGTGATGTACCTGCAATAGATGCTTCAATACCTGCATCTGTAAGCACACCCATAACAGCAGTAGTTTCCTCTAAGTCCATACCTAGCAGTTTCGCAACAGGAGAAACCTTTGTCATTGATGTTTGGAACTTCTCAAGAGTTAATGCTGAACTTGTAAATGAAGCAGCCATAACATCGGCTACTCTTGCTCCCTCACTAGCATCTAAACCAAAACCTCTAACGGTAGAGCCAATTACTGTTGCTGTTCTTGCCAAGTCCTCACCTGTTGCTGTTGCGCCAACTAAAGCTGCTTCTTGAACTTTTAACACTTCTGCTGATGTAAACCCAAGTTTAGAGAAGTTTAGCTGTAATGATGCTACTTGTTGTGCTGTAAAGAATGTAGAACGACCAAGTGCTTGTGCTGTTTTATCAAGTTTTCTAAACTCTTTTTCATTAGCACCTGATATAGCTCTAACTTTTTGCATCTCAAATTCATAACCCTTAAATACATCAACAGCTTTGTTCATCTGCTCTGTTAATATCTTTGATATTTTATTAAAGGCTATTAAAGCTGTTGTTGCTTTCAAAGCATCTTTTCCAAATTTATCAAAAATATTAGATGACTTTTTAGCTTTTTTGGTTACTTTCTCTAACCCATCCCCTGCACCGCCTGAGCCTTCTTTTAATTCCTCATAGTTACCTGCTAACTTACTTATCTCAACATTTAAAGCCTTAATGTCTTTAAGACCTAGTATTTTAATCTGATGTACTGTTTGTTGCTTCTTCGCCATTATACTTGTTTTGGTAATTGTTTAAATATGTTATGTATATCTGTTGATATTGATTTATGTATATCGTTTGTAA